CCATGGCGTCGGCCAACTGGATGCGCTGGATGCCCCTCTGCTCCATCAGCTCGCAGATTCTCACCACTTCACCCCCTCTAAATTTGGTGTTGTTCGAGACTGTTTGATGTGGTATGATAGGTTTAACCTCTGGTGTAATGCACAACGCCGATTAAAGCTCACTTCGGTCTTTAATGTGCAGAACCCTTTGAGCTACTTTTTTCGCGCAGTATTTGATCTCCTCGTCGCTAGGCTCTGGAAGTTCCGCCCACATGATGTAGTACAGGATGCTCAACAGAGCCAGCCGATTCTTCAGCCAGCCGATCGCGCATACAACTGCGGCTACTCCTAGCAGGGTCGTCAGCATGCTATCCCCCCTTTCCGAATTGCCCCGGGCGTTGCCGCGCCCTTGTCCTCTCTCCACCCCTATGGTAATATTGGGGCGGAGAAAGGAGGTGTTTCACATGCGAAAGACAGTGTCTGGACTTTGTCCGGAAACAAACAGCCAGCAAATGATTACCGTGACCGTAGAGCGTATCCAGCTCGGCGGCGGACTGCCGCCCAGCGACAAGGTAATCGCCTATGCCTGTTCCCATGCACAGGAATATGGGTGTAGTAGAAATGGCGCAGATGGCCGGGCATGCCCGCTGCTCCATGGTGCTGGTCACTGATCATTTCGGAGCAAAGTTGGAAACACTTGGGCGGCCTCAAAAATTGGGGCCGCCGCCCTTAACCAGTCGCCTAGGCAGGTTTTCGCATACCTACAACCCACACAGATATCACC